ACACCGAGGTCTTACCCGAAGCCGATGCGGAGTTCCTCATCCTCACATACCAAGACAACGAAGCCCTTCCCGACACCATCCGCAACGACATCGAACTGAACCGCACCAAAGCGGAAACCTCCGCCTATTGGGCGAACTGGTGGAAGGTGTACGGCCTCGGTCAAGTCGGGACGCTACAGGGGGCTATCTACGGCGATTACACGGTGGTTGAGGGTATAGACCCATCCACGATGAAATTCGTCGCCTACGGGCTTGACTGGGGCTTCAGCACGGACCCCACGGCCTTGGTCGCAGTTTACCGCAGGGGTGACGACTTGTTTGTGCATGAGTTGCTCTACCATCGTGGCTTGACCAATAGCGACATTGCCGTCCGACTGAAAGAGTTCGGCATTACCCGTGCGTGGGAAATCGTGGCGGATTCAGCAGAACCGAAGTCCATTGAGGAAATCTATCGCTTGGGGTTCAACATCAAGCCCGCAAGCAAGGGACCCGATTCGGTAAGGCAGGGGATTGACATCGTGAAGCGGTTCAACCTTCATGTGACCAAGGATTCCGTGAACCTCATCAAAGAACTCCGCTCGTACACTTGGGCCACGGACAAGGACGGCAAGGATACAGGGGTCCCGATTGATTCCTACAACCACGCCTGCGATGCCCTCCGCTATGTGGCCCTCAACAAATTGGCGGTCAGCAACTCGGGCAAGTATCTTGTGGTGTAACTTTGGGGTATGAAAATGTACCGTTTAAGGTCGGTCAATCCAAAATCCGACTTGTTCGTTATGCTGGAACATGAGAGCGAAATGACAAACTCGTTGTACGACTATGTGATAAAGAATGGCATTCGGCGAATGTATGCGTATAAAGAGCATGAGTTGGAAGGCGTTGATTTGAAAGAGTTACCAGAAGGGGCTTACATCATTACGGAGTACGAACATGGTCAAGTAGTAGAAGCAATCCCCCCGACCCCATGAACCTCGAATCCATCATTGATTTGCTTTTGATTTTTGGCAGATTCTTCCTCTTATTGGTTTTGATTTTTGCAATCGCTTCCCTATTATGAAACTCGTACACTACTACCACATCTATTGCGGCGGAGGCGGCCAATGGCAACTCATCATGCACCAACACATGATGGCCCTGTGCAACTACGGCTTGATTGAGCAACTTGACGAAATCCGTGTCGGCATCGTCGGCCCACCCGACCAGCGGAAGTTGGTTAAGGATATCCTGGACAACTCACTCGTCGCTTCGAAGATTAGAATAGTTGTGACCCGCACAAACGCTTGGGAGCAAGCGACCCTCACCGAGATGTACCGAGCGAGCCAAACCGAGGATGCCGCCTACCTGTACGGGCATACCAAGGGCAGTTCCGACCCCAGCCTCATCAACCAACTTTGGTGCAGGTCCATGGTGTTCTTCAATGTGGTCGCTTGGGAGCGGGCCATCGCAGAACTCGCCAATGTGGACTGCGTCGGAGCCTACTGGCTGACCAAGGAAGAGTTCCCCCAAATCGCTGACCACAACAACCCCGACGGGTATCCCTACTTTGCGGGGACTTTTTGGTGGGCTAAGTCGTCCCACATCCGTGAACTGGGCGAACCCGTAAGGGAACACCGCTGGCAGGCAGAGCATTGGATCGGGAAGAGGGAAGGCATGACCGTCTATAACTCCTGCAAGGGGTGGCCAGGTCCGGATAAGTTCGTTATCACATTTTAGCCATGGCCAAAATCCCTGTCATCATCACCAACTTCAACCTCTACACTTGGCCGAAGGCGATGGTCAAGAAACTGATGCGGATGCCTGGGGTTGGACCCATTCTAATCGTGGACAACGATTCCACCTACGGCCCCACGCTGGAATGGTACGAGCAACTGAAACTGGAAGCCAACGAGGTTGCAGTAATCCGCACGGGGGGCAATTTCGGCCACCTCGTAGCATGGCAGGCCCAAATCCCGCAGCAGTTGTTTGACATGGGCTACCCCGACTACATCGTCACGGACCCTGACCTTGACCTTTCGGCCCTGCCCGATGACACGCTCCTACGGATGCGGGAACTTTGGTATGACCTACCCGAAAAATCTTATATGTACGAACAGGAGGAAGGCGACCCGTTTAACGGGGTCAAGTTCTCGGTCAAGGACAAAATCGGCCTTGGCATTCGGACGGACGATGTGCCTACCGATGCTTTGTTCTTCCAGCAAGCCGAACTGCGCTACAAGAATCAACCGTACTTCCACGACCTGCAACTTGCGCCCGTTGACACGACCTTTGCTTTCTACCATCACCAACGCTATCAGCGGGTGGTCATCGGAGGGGCAAGGATGGTCGCACCTTACGAGTGCAGGCATCTTCCCTACTACCTGACCGCTGACGATTTGAATGCGGACTGGGAGTTCAGGCAGTACCTTGACAAAGCCAACCACGCCAGCACCGCCAAGAAGATTGCGGACGGGCTTAAAATCTTTTGACCATGCAACGATACTGCAACGCCATCCGAACCGCAGGAATAGTTCCAACAACCGTGCTGGAAATTGGCTCACGGGATGGACACGATGCGAAGGCGATTGCAGACCATTTCGGGTCAAGTTCCGTGTGGGTCTGCGAGCCAAACCCAAGCCAAGCGGATTACATCGCTCAAGCCTACCCCAACTTCAACCTGGTCCGCAAAGCCATCTATAAGCATTCGGGCAAGTTGGAGTTCATCCAAATGCAGGGCAGTCCTAACGAGGTAGGAACTTCATCGCTCCTTGACCGTTCCTACGACAACCTCTACGCCAACGCCAACAGGATTGAGGTGGAGGCTATCACGGGCGAAGAACTGCTTGCCATGATTGAAGGCTCGATTGGGGCTTGCAAAGTGGATGTGGAAGGGGCAACCCTTGAAGTCCTGCAAAGCATGGGTAATTCCATCCATCGGGTGCAGACCTTTCACCTTGAATGCGAACACGAGGAAGTGTGGGTCGGTCAGGCACTCTACAACCAGGTCGCAGCGTTTATGATTGCGAAAGGGTATGAGCAGGTGGACTTTGACTTCGTGATGCCTGGACTGCAAAGCGATTCTATTTGGATTAAAACCGCCAACCTATGAAACTCCAAGACCTCACCATTGACCAGTTCCAACGCATCGCTGCGCTGGAGTTCAGCCCCGTGCTGACCGATTACGACAAGCGTGCAGGGGTCGTGGCGATAGTTGAGGGGGTGGATGTATCACTCGTAAGGGAAATGCCCGCCAAGGGGCTTACTAAGCGTTACAAGACCATCATCGCAGAGTGGAACGAGTTACCCACCCTCGCTTACAGGAGGCGGTTCAAAGCGGGCGGCAAGTGGTGGATTCCGACCGTCTTCACGGACGAGTTGACCGCTGGCCAACTCATTGACCTGATGGACACCGACACGACGGACGAAAAGAAACTTGTCCAAAACCTGCACCGCATCATGGCGACCCTTTGCAGGGAAGGCGGGTTCCTCGGTTACTTCCCGAAGAAGTACGACGGGGCAAGCCACCAAGAGCGGGCCGAACTGTTCAAGTCCCACGCCAAAATCGGGGATGTTTGGGGGGTGGTCAGTTTTTTTTTGCTAAGTTCCGAAAGTTACTTGAAAGTTTTGAGCGATTATTCTCGGCACCTGACGAAGGGGATGCAGGCCCAGTAACCAATCCCCTTGCAGGGTACGGTTGGCTGATGGTCGTGTGGAGGATGGCAAACAAGGATGTACTGAAATTTGATGCCATCTTCGCAATGAAGGCGGTGGAGTTCCTCAACTATGCGCTCTTAATACACGACATCTTGGAAGCCGAAAGGCAAGAGGCGGAGCGGATGCGGAGGCGGTAGGACACTTTGTTTGCTGGCCTACATTTACCACCATGGAGTTTGATGTATTCGTAGGTGGTTCGGGCAAGAAACTGACCGACTTGCAGAAGGAAGCCTTGGCCGACTTTGGGGTAAGCCTTGCGGATGGAGCGATTGAGAACAAGTCCTACGCTTTGGTCACGAAGTGGCTTGAAGGGGTGGTCAAGTTAGCCAAGCAAAACCTCGCCAACGCCAACGCTATTGCAAGCAATGCCCTTGCCCAAAGCATAACCGTTGAACCCATCACCCTGACCGATTCGTCCTTTGTCGTGGCTATCAAGGCCAACGATTACTGGAAGTTCGTGGACCTTGGTGTGAAGGGAACGCAGAAGAGCAACCGTGCGCCAAATAGCCCGTTCCGATTCAAGGGCAACCCGATCCCGATCCGACCGCTCCAAGAGTGGATCGCATTCAAGGGGATCCCGTTGCAGGGCAGGGATAAGCAAGCGGCCAATCGTTCCTTCGCCATCAACATCGCCCGCAAAATCAGCAGGGAAGGTCTTCGGGCCACCAACTTCATGAGCAATGCAGCCACCAAGGAAATGGTGGATGTGCTAACCGAAAACATCGCCGAGGTTCTCGGCAAATCAATAAGCGTCGCAACCGTCCGATAACCCATGTCCATATCCGTCCTTTCGGGTTCGCCCCTCGTAGCGACCCCCGTTTACAACAAGATGCTTTTCAAAGTCAGCGGCTCGCTGATTGCACAACCCAATTACCGCTATGTCTGCGATGTGAAGAACCCCGCAGGCACGACGCTGGCACGGCTGAAATGCGACAAACTACCGACCACCAACTTCGGATTCTTTGATGTGCAGAAGGTGGTTGAAACCCTCGTAGCCCCGACCGCCCCATCGCTGACGCAGACGGGATTTGCTGACCATTCGGGGTTTTATTCCGGATACCGGCTTGACTTCACGCAAGAGTACGGGAACACGCCCGCCGTGACTGGAGCGACCACAACGGTCAGCGGGGTGATGGCCTTTGCAGGGAACCTGGAGCAGTTGGAACTTGCTGACTGGAGCCTAAGCCCGTACTTCCGCATCGGGAGCAGTTTCAACTCGGTCCGACCGCTGACAACCCCGACGGCTTTCACGGTGTACCAAGGAGGCAGCAACTTCCTCGCCATCAACGGGACCAAGTACACAACGGTATCGGCTAACGACACTTGGCTCGTATCGGCACGGGTTGCTTACAAGTCCGTCAACTATGACTTCGCCGTCAGCCCCAGCCTTTCGGGAACGACCGACTACAACATCCAACGCTTTGCTTGCGGTCCTGCGAACTTGTCGGGAACTATTTCTGCATTGAGCGGAGCGGTGGAGGGCGATTCCTACACGGTGCAGTTCTTGGGGAATAGTGGTTTCTCGGTGCAGACCACTTTCACCTTCGGCCCCTGCCAGCGGTTTGATTCCATCCCCGTTCACTTCGTCAACAAGTACGGCGGGATTGATTCCTACACCTTCACGATGAAGAACAGGAAGCGGGCCAACATCCAGCGGGAAGTGTTTGGGTACAACTCCGATGTGTACGCCACCACGACCTACAACAAGGTTTGGGCGGGGTCGTTTGACTTCGTGTATGCACTCAATAGCGATTGGCTGACTGATGCTGAAAGCGAGTGGCTCATTGAAATGGTTCGTAGCGGGTATGTGTGGCTCGAACTTGGTGGAACCCTTGTGGAAGCGGTGGTCAACGCCAACCAGTATCAATTTGTAACCAGACGGAATGACCGCCTCACGCAGTTGCAGATTGAGGTGGCCGTAGCCTACGACAATTCGATTCTATGAGCGTCACGCTGATAGCCTACCCGACGGCAACCTTCATCGACGACCTAACGGCGTGGAACAACTTCAACACCCGTGCCGATGCAGACGGGGCAACCGCTAAGGAAGACGCCTGCTTTGACTGCCTGTACCTGCGCTTTGCGGGGCTGAATGCCATGCCTGAACTCGCCTATGTCCTTGACACGATGGGCGGAACCGACATCGCCGTCACTTATTCCATTGGCGACATTGAGGATGTCACGAAGCAGCGTGGGTCGTTCAGCAAGACGATCACCCTCCCCAACACCCCGACGAATCGGGCCTGCTTTGCGTATGCGTACAATATCCAGTCCTTCGTGGGTGGGTTCCAGCCGAACAAGCGCATCCGTGCCGCCATGTGGGAGGATGGGGTGCAGGTGTTCAGCGGAGTGCTGCAACTGCTCTCCATGAGCAAAACCAAAGGAACCGTCACCTACGAGGTGGGCTTGTTCACCGATAATGTGTCCCTGTTCAAAGCGATAGAGGGCAATATGCTGGTGAACACCGCAGGCGTTACGGGAATGAACCACACGCCTACCAGCGGCCATGTGTCGGGAACCTGGACGGCATCGGGTGCGTTGAGCAGCGGGTATGTTTACGGGGTGGTGGATGCTGCGGGATTCACGGACATCCTCAACCAGGGCGGCGGTTGGTTCCAAGCCCCGTGGTGGAGGCTCGGCCCCAGCATCTATGTCAAGAAGATGGTGGACTTGATTTTCACCGAGGCGGGGTTCCGCTATTCCAGCACATTCTTCAATTCCTCCTTCTTCAACAAGTTGGTGATGCCCTATGCGGCGGGGACGATGCCGATAAACCTATCGGGGTCCAATATTTTTGCAAGAGGTAGTGGAGCGAATTATTCTACGGTCACGGGGTTCCTGCTTTTTCAAGACGATTCAACACCGCCGCTTTATGATAGGCCAAACTATTGGGTCGCATCGTCAAGCACATTCGTGTCGCCAAATTTGACCACTCGGTGGAATATTAGGGTAAAATTGAAATTTACTTGGTCCGCACCTGGGACAAGGCTTCCTTTCGGTATATCGTTAAGAGATACAACAAACAATCAAAATATAGCCCTCATACCAGCATTAAACAATGATGGCTCATGGAACTCAATCTTTACCAAGGATGAGTTTCAAGATGTGGTTTTTTCAAATATTTCAATTCGTGCGGGCATAAATGTTAGGCTCATAGTTGATTCCCAAGTGGCGAGTTTTGACCAGCAACCAAATTGCAGCATACAGTTTGAGTGCCTTGAAAATTGGGCCAATGCTGGGACGCTGGATATGCGGACCGCCCTGCCTGCTGATGTGAAGCAGAGCGACCTCCTGCAAGATTTGCAGAAGATGTTCAACCTCCAGTTCATGCCTGACCCCCAAGACCCCAAACTGCTCTACATCGAGCCGTGGAAGGACTTCTATTCCAGCGGGGCGGTGGTGGACTGGTCGCAGAAATCCGATGAGAACGCCGAGCAGAACCTCACCAACGGCGACCCGAACGCCTACACCAACATCGTGTTCAAGTACAAGGACATGGGCGACTATTTGAGCAAAACCTACAAGCAGTCCTACCCGTTGGCTCGTGAGGGATACGGAGGCCGAATCTTCAACACGGGTAACTTTTACGGCAAGGGAGATAAGGTCGTGGAAACGCTATGCGGGACTTTGATACCCGCATCGTTCAGCACGGACAAAATCGTGGGCCGTACCTGGGACATTGACGGAACCATCGCAAGCGGGACCATCAAGCCTCTGCAAACGGGCTATCGATTAGCGCAGTACAACCTCATCGAAGGGCAGACCGAGTGGGCCTACCAATACGGGGTCAGCGGAAATGTAGCCTTGTCCGTCGGCATTCTAAAGATGCCCTTCATATCCCACATCGACAACCCATACGCCCCGAATGTGGACCTCACCTTCGGGCAGCCAAGGTTGGTGTACTACAACGCCGTGAACGCAAGCGGCAATCCGTACGCCTACACCAACAACAACCTCTACAACACCTACTGGCTCAACTACATAAACGAAACCGTATCACAGGAGGCCTTGCAGTTGGAACTCACGATGCTGCTCTCATCGGTGGACATCTACCAACTGGACTTCCGCAAGCCCGTGTATTACGGCGGCATCCGTTGGCGGTTGCTGGAGATTCGGGACTACCTAGTCGGGCAGATGAAGCCCTGCCGAGTGACGCTCCGACGCATCCTCAACCTCTCCGACTTTGTTGCAACCACGACCACACCGATTGCAAGCGACCCCGAATTCCTGTTTAACGGTCC